GCGAGCACGTTGTGGTGCCAGGCGTCAATGAGCATCGAGATCTTGGAGCCGGGAGCGTGAGGAGCCGCCGATGTCCCGTCGAATCCCCTGCCGCCCGTCGCGACGATCAGTTGGGGATTCGGAGAGGCAACGACGGAAGCGACCGCAATGATTTCTTTATCGATCGAAATCAGGCAATTGGTGACGAATCCGGCGGTAGATGCGACGAAGAGAATCGTGTTCACGCTATCGCATTGGACCGACAACGTCGTCTGTATCTGATTGTTGGCAACTTTCAGGTTGGCATCGGTCGCCACTGCGACCGGGAAGACGGGCGTGGGTGTCGCCATATTACGTCACCTGTGGCGCCGCCGCCTGTACCGGCGAGCTCGCCATGCTCTTCATGTGGTTCGACTGGTTCAACTGCACGATCGATGCCTTGTACATCTGCGCCTGCGCCGGTAACGACTGATCGACCTGCGAGCGCGGGTATTCCGGCAAGAGTTCCATCGCGAGGTTGAACCGGACGGCGGCCTCGTACCCGGGCGGCAAATCGATAAAGTCGTTTACCGTTGCGAACTGGTTGATGAGGTTGTACGTCCAGAGTTCAAGTTGTCCTGACATCCGAGGAGTGGGCCAGATGTAGACCGTCGAAGTGGGGTACATGTAATCGCAGAAGAGCTTGCGGATGTAGACCGAAAGCATTGCCTTCTCTTCGATCGCTTCCCAACCGGAGCTATCGACGATTTCGAGCGGACAATCGATGCCCGAGATCGAAACGGACGCCGATTCGATTTTAACCGGGCGTTGCGGAAGCGAATACTGGTTGATGGTGCTAACGGAGATCAGATTCCGCAATCGCCCCACGAGAGACGCGCCTTCCGTGTTCCATGATGAGATCATCTGGTTCAGCGAAACGAAAGCGTCGTTAAGTTCGGCCGTCTCGAGCGTCTCGCCGGCGGCGATCGCGCCCAACAGGCGCATGGAGGAATGAATCAAATCACTGACGGTGACCGCCATAATTCTGCCTTAATCGGGTTCGGGTGCGGCATTGCCGCTACCCACAACTGGGGGTAGCGGAGCTTTCGGCGGACGCCCGCGGCGTTTGGGTCTGGAATCGGGAGTCACGATCCCGCCGCCGTCATGCGCCCATTCGGACGGTTCTTCGGGAGGCGCCGCGGGCCAGATGATGCGTGACCATTCCGGCCCGAGATCCGCCTCTTGATCCGCGGAATGGATGGTCACCGGATCGAGGGTCCGGTGGAACATCATCCGCGGATAGTCGCCGTTAGGGCTGTTGCCCATACGTGCCCGTGGTCTGCCCCGGATAGCCGTATTGCGGGTACTGCGGGTATTGCTGCGGCGGATATTGGCCTTGTTGCGCCTGGCCGCTCTGTGCGCTTGCGGCGGCTTTCCTGGCATCTTCCGCCTGTTTCATCTTGAGGTTCTCGTACGCCGCTTTGATCATCGCTTCCGAGAACTGGTATTCCTTCCAGTCGCCGCTCAACGCTTTCTCTTCGTCCTGGGTCGAGACGGTTTGCGGCGGGACGTTGACGTTGTAGAAGAGCTTCGGGTACTGCTCTTTCGGCGGTTTCCGGGCGGTCGTTGCGGCGCCGGCCGCGGCCGGATTGCCGGGATCGAGCGTCCACTCGTTCGGGTCGAGCGCGTCCGCCTGCTCCTGCGTGGTGACAACCAGAGGCGGGACCCGCCACTTCAGGTTGTAGTAGATCTGCGGCGGATCAAGCGGCGTAGGCTTCGGTGGCGGCGGCGGCGTTTGCGGCGGCACCATCGCGCCGCCGCCCCATCCGCCGAGGTTGGGTGTTGCTTGAGTTTGGTCTGCCATTTGTTCCTTCCTTACTGAACGACCTTGCACGCCCACTCCGGACGGGTTGCGGCCCATCCGAAGAGCACGTCACAGCGAGTGACGAACAAGTCGTTGATTATGTCGTACATGCTCACCATGCGGATCGCGCATCCGGTGTCGGGATCCTGCTGGTTGCTGCCGAACTGGATGTTTTTCGGCACTTCCAGAGGCGCCATGCCGATCGTGAACGCGTCCCGATGGAACGCGATCCCCTCCAGGCTTTGCTGGTTGGCCGTGCCGGTAACGATCGTGAGCGGTGCGCCGGCCGCGGGTGACGCCGAAACGGTGGCGCCGGGCATCGTCGTCTGAATCGGCGGGTAGATCGAAAGCGTTGCGGCGCCCGTGGCATCGCTCGATGCCTGGGCCGTGACGACGAACTGCATCAGGTCCGTCTTGACGTCGCCGGATACCCGGTTCACGCGGAAGACGTTCGGAAGCGTGAAAACGTCGCCGGCATTCAAACGAACGCCCGCCGCGGCGGTCCATCCGGATGTGTTGAGGGTCGATCCTACCTGATTCGCGGTGGTAACCTGCGGTGCGCCGCCGAGCGGGCCGTTGGTGTGAGTTCTGCAATTCTGATCCATCACCCACTCGAAACCGCCCATGATTCCCATGCGGCCGCGTTCGTACTGCTGTTTGACCTGGCTGGAACTCTGGAACAGCCCCTGGAAGGTCGTCAACGCCGCGGTCTGGATCTTCGGCGGGATGCACATGGTGCGGGTTCCATCCATCGGAGCCGAATTGGTGTCCAGCATTTCGCCGGCGGCCCAGAACGGAGCGGACGTCGCTATCGGCGTTCCGATCGTGCCTACGAGATTTCCCACGTTCGCATCGGCCATCGTGAGCCCGGCGAGGTCTACCGCGTTAGCGAGGGCGACGGCTGCGGAATCGAGATACCGCGCCGCAAAATTGTCGATCGAGAGCGTGAGGTCTTTGGAGGTGAACGCGAATCCAACGACCTGTTGGTTGTTGAGCGTCAGGACTTTCTGTGTTTCTACGACGTTCTGCGGCGTCATCACCGGACCCGCCGAAGCCGTAAACATCACGGGATCGCGCAGGCGTAAGGTATCGCCGATCTTTGCGCCTTCGACCGCAAATTTGTCGTCCCACGTGTGCGCGACCGCGCCAGAGAAACCTAAGTTGTTTTTGAACCGGCGCAGGAGTTCGTTCGTGATTACCTGCGAGGTCAGAAGCGTGTTTACAGCCAAGGGATTACCTCTCCTTCAACTGCGCCACCCTAGCCTTTTCCCACTTGCGGTAATCGCCCCTTGCGAGGTCCTCGTCGTAGATCGAATCCGTAGCGGTCTTCGCCGGCCGGGTTAGGGACGGCGGCGGTTTCGGTGCGCTGGATACCTTCGGTTTCGGGTTTCCAGTTGCGGAGGATGACGGCGCGAGCAACACGGACAATCGCCCGATCTCCTTGACTGCGGCGATCGGCGGCAATGCCGCAATGCGGTTCAAATCGTCGGGATGGGTCGCCAGGTGATAAAGAATCTCAGGACCGGCATCATCCTCAAGCATTGCCTGACGAGCCGCGAGCACACCCGGGCCTTCGGGCGCCGCAACCGATTCGATGACGTCGTCGTAATCGGCATGCGCGGATCGCGAGGCATTCTGTCTTGAGTCCCACTCAGTCTGTAGCTTCTTTTCGGCATTTTCGGCATTGGTCTGTTCCTGCGCGGCCTTTTTGGCTTTCTCGCGTTGATCGAGTTTCCAATCCGTTAACGCTTCCTGATATTCCTCGAGCGATTTGAAGTTCACGAGTTTCGGTTTCCCCGGCTGTTCCGGCTGCGCCATAGGTTCGGACGCCGCCGGCTTCGGCATGTTGGCGATCTGCTGCTTGAGTTCCTCGTTTTCGCGGGTGAGCTTGTCGATGCGCCTCTGCCGGCTGCTGGACCGGCGCGGCCGGCCTTCCTGGACTTCCTCTTCGTCCTCTTCCGTCTGGTCTTCACCCGCGCCTGAATGCGGTCCGGTTTTGGCCTGCGGCGTTTCCGCCGCGGCCGCAGGTGGTGTTTCTTCTGCCTTCGCCGGGAGCTCTCCCGTTCGGCGCCAATGATCGTACTGCCGGAAATCGGTGGGTACGGATTCGATCGGCGTTTCGGACGTCTCTACCTGCGCCGGCAGTTGTTCGTCTGCCATCTCGTTAACCTATTGGCGGCGATCCTGCGCCCGCGTCCTCCCCCGGACCTGGCGGGACCGCCGCCTGCATCCCGGCTGCTGCGTTAGCCGGAACCCCTAATTGATCGCCCGCGCTTGCGGCTCCCGAATACATCCGGGCGATTTCGGCCTGCAATGCGGCGACCTGTGTTTTGAGCAGCGTGATATCTTCGCTGGACTTCAGCTTCGCTTCGGTCGTGATCAGATCCACCTGGGCCTTCAGCGCGGCCTGGCGGTCGCTCGATTCGATCTTTGCCTGTTCGATGCGCTCGTTCGAGTCATTGTCGAGCTTCTTCGACCGGATGACCTCATTCGCGTTGTTCAACGCCTGCGATAACTGCTCGATCGCCTGCTGCGACTGCTGATACTGCGCCGCCAGCATTTGCATCTGTTGCTGGTTGTTCGCGGGCTGGTCCGCGAGTCCGGGCGGGAGCGTCTTGCGGAAGCGGTCCGCGATCTTATCGGCGCCCGGGAAATCGCCGGTGTCGAAAACGATGTCGCCCGCGATCTGCAGCAGTTGCGGATAGGCCTGCGCGAACTGGGTGAGGGTGTCCCACGTCTCCTGGCGTTGCGTGGTGTAGGACGGACCCACCGTGATCGTGACGTCGTACTGGCCGTTGGTGAGGTCGTAACAGCGGCTGTTATTCTTCGCCTGGTCCCACTGCTGGTTGACTTTGATGATCTGCTGTTTGCGGTCCTCGCCCAGGATCCGCACTTCCCGCGGCATGTCGTAAATCTTCGGGATCAGGTCGCAGAGGATGACGCCGCACTGCCGAATGGCGCGATTCAGGTTGTCGATGAAGTGCGCGTTAGAGAGCCCGGTCTGGCTCTGACGCTGGCGGATCGCCACGCCTGACGTCTCGTTGCCCTGAGCACCGAGGCTCGGGTCGAAGATCCCGGTGGTCGCCTTGATGTCGTCAGAGGCCTGCGCTGCAGCGAGAGAGACGGCCTGGATCGGCGGCTCGAAAACGTTGCGTTGCGGCGGCTGCGCCGGGTTGCCGGCGATGTCGAGCGGTTCGTATTCGAGATAGGCATACGGGACCGTGTTCGCCGTCTCCCAACGTTTGTCTTTGAAAATGCCTTTGACGCCTACCCACGGGGCCTTCGTTCCCAGGAGGATCGTTTCGGCTTCGCTCGACCGGCAGAAGTTATAGAAGCGTTGCGGATCCTTCGCGAACCGGACCAGGGAAAACACCTTGCGCTCGCCGGCAATCCACATTTCCTTGCCGAGTACCGGCAGGATCGGTATCCACTGGCCGAGCCACTCGCCGCGGTCCAGGATCTCGACGCCGTTGATTTTGTGCCACCGGACTTTGCGGACTTCGGTATCGCGTTCGATCGGTTTGCCGTCCGCATGGGTTGCGACTTTGGTCCCCTTCGGCATCCGATCCGGAAGATCTTCCTTGAGATGTGAAGTTCTGGTCCCGTCCTCCCATTCGATCTGGATTAAGGTTCGCGTCTCCGTTTCGAGGGTCCAGTATTTCGCCAGCAAAACGCCGCTCTTGTCGATCCACCGCGGAGCCGGGTTGGTCATCGACTCGAAAAAGTTGAGTTGCGCGACTTCGGTTTCCCCGTACTCCTGCTTGTACTCGTCCAGCGGGATCAGTTCCGTCTCGAACGCATACCGCATGTCGCTCTTCACCGCATCGCGTGCGTACGGATCGATGTAAATGCTGAACGGGTCGAGGACCCGCTCGATGCGTAGTTCCTGGTCGAACGATTTTGGGCCGCAAAAACGGGTGGTCACCGTGAAATAGCCGAAACCGCCGGCGGTCGATTGCTCGATCGCCGTCTCGTAGACTTCATCGGCCTTCGACACGGTTTCGATGTGGCGGATCATGCCCTCGATGACCTTCGCCGTGTCGAAGTCTCCGCTGTTATCGACCGGGTGAACCTGGATGCTCGATTGATTCAGGCGTGCCTCGTTGGCGGTCTGGTCGAGCGGCCCGATCAATTTGTTGAACGTCAGGCACGGCCGGGCATTGACGCCCGTCCCGCGGCTGTTCCTGTCGGCGGCGCTCCACTGGTCGCCAGAGCAAAAGCGCAGGTCTTCCAGAGCATCCCGGCGGATGAGCGTTTCCGCCTCTTCAGCGAGACGGAAACGCTCACGGGCCGTTGCCAGGATGTCTTTGTCAGACTGCGCTGCCATCTATTTCGGAGCGGGTGTCGGCGCGATCGGATTAGCCGCAACCGGCGGCGCAGGCGTCACGCCGCCAGGCGGCAAGGGTTGAACCGGCGTGCCCGGCGGCTGATTCGGCGGAACGATTGGTCCGCCACCCACCGTGGGCGGCTGGCCGGGATGACCGGGTCCGCCGATACCTTGCGGAGGAGGAACCAGGACCCAGCCGTAATGTACTGACCACCCAAGAGTCCATCCGCCTGCAATCGGATTGTCGACGGCCGTCCAGCCGGGAGGGGGAGCGGATCCAGGAGGAAGAACGATGGGGTGCGCCGGATGACCGCCGGGAGGTGTGCCAGGAGGGACGATCGGACCACCACCTACTGTCGGAGGAGGAAGTGCAGGCCCACCACCTACTGTCGGAGGAGGAAATACAGGTCCCCCACCAATACCCGGAGGCGGCGCCGGATTGAGACCGGGAGGCGGGAAAATTGGTCCGCCGCCAATCACCGGAGGAGGCGCCGGGAAGCCAGGATATCCTCCGGGAGGCGGATTGAGTCCGGGAGGAAGACTAGGGGGGAGGATCGGTCCACCGCCAATTACCGGAGGTCCGCCGGGAGGGGGCCAGACGCCGACAGGCGGCGCCGGGAAGCCGGGATACCCGCCGGGCGGCGGGTTCAGTCCGGGAGGCAGTCCCGGGATGTGGATCGGCGGCGTAGGCCACGGGCCGGGAGGTCCACCGATCACGGGCGGGAAGATCGGCCCGCCGCCAACGACGGGCGGCGGTCCGGGCGGGATATGAATCGGCGGCGACGGCCACGGGCCGGGAGGTCCCCAGATGCCGGGTGGTTGGCCCGGGAAGTCCCCTTGCGAAAGGGGAATGATCAAAGCTAGCATTGTTATCGTCCTTTCATCATTTGCGGGTTGTTCATCATTTGCCCGAGGTTGTTGGACACGGGCTTTTTGCGAGACTTCTGTGGTTTGGGAATTTTGGCGCCGGCCTGGCGTGCGGTATTGAGCGCAATCGCTACCGCCTGGGCTTTCGGGCGACCCGCCGCCAGTTCGGTCTTGATGTTCTTTCCGATGCTTTTCGGGCTCTTCCCTTTCACGAGCGGCATAGCGTCATCTCCTGTCGCGCGTCACGCGCACGCTCCCGAATCCTTCGCCGGCCAAGCCCGGGATCTGCTTCTGCACGTCCGCATGGATGCGGCATACCTCCGCACCCGAGACGGGGCGTGCGCGGCCTTTCTGGGCGTCCAGGCACGTCGCGAGCGACGTATCGAGAACGACCGCCGATGTCTGGGCGCCATGCTTGGCGGCGATCGACAGGGCCGCTTTGCGTACCGCGGGATTGGCGCCGGTCGTGTCGAATACCACGTCCTTTCCCGCGGCAAGCAGGTTGTTGATTTGGCGGTAGGCATCGTGCAGGATCTCGCCCGGTTTCGCCTCACCGCCGCGCCGGTCGTTGCTGACGACGTTGGTGAAGTTCGACGCATAGGTGCTCTTGCCGCTCCCGGGAGCACCCATCAGTACGGTTAATCGTGCCATCAGTCCTTCTCGCCCGGCATCGCTTCCTTCCCGATGTACGGCGGCAATGTCGATTGCCGCACCGGCGTGCCGTGCGCCGTCCTCAACGCCTTCATCTGCGGGCAGTCGGTTGACTGTTTGCCTGTCGGCATGTCCTTCGCGTTTCCGTTGTTTTTCGCCATAATTAGGGCCTCACAGTGTTAAAATGGGAACGCCGGTAACCAACCGGACTCTGGAGTAAATCTTGACCAACGACGAACGATTCACATTGATCGCGGACAATTTTGAAAAGGTCCATGATTCGATCAAATCCCTGGAACACATTGCGGCAATTTTGCTGGAAACTGCCAACAAACACGATTCGGCCATTGCCAACCTCGAAAGGCAATGGCAGGCATACATCAACACTCTCCCGAAACACTGATCTCCGTAGGAGTGCTTACTCCGCACTCGCGGGGCGTGCGGTTGGTAACCGTTGGCCGGGTACGTAAGCCCGGCGCCCTCTCGCCGCATCATCCCATCCATGAAGCATTCCCGCCGCCATAAAACCTATCCGACGTCTCCTCTGCGGCGACCGGCGGCACATGTGCCGCAAAGGTCAATGCGAGCGCATCCGCATTATCCGGGCTCGCCACGCCGCGCTTTGCCATCGCCTCTTTGCTTTCGAGCACCAGTTGATCGCTCCGGTTGAGGTGCGATCCCGGCGCCGTCAGATCGACTTCCAACCGCATGTCGTCCGCAGGGATCGCGCCGCGGTCCAGCCAGTCCTTCATGCGGTTCCACATGTACGCCCGCATGTTCGCCTGGTGGCGATCGGGGGACGTCGCACCGAAGTTGACTTCGACGACGTTCCCGTATCCCATCGTCCGTAGACGTTCGACGTACGGCGCCCCGTACGCGGAATCGACAAACATCGCCGCAACCCGGCGGCCGGGACGGCGATCGGCCAGGACTTCCGCGAGCCGCGCCAGGATCGCGGATCGTTCCTGCGAGTGCTCGCCCGGGATCCGGATCGGCGGTATCGATCTCGCGTCATTCCCGCGGCGGAACCAGACGACGTTCCAAGCCTGTCCGCCGCCCGAGACATCGAAACCGGCGATCAGCGGGTCATCGGGGAAGGTTGCGACCGTGCGGCGCTGCGCCGCATCGATGCGGTCCTGGTCGATGAACTGGAGCTCGCCGGCCCGCGGAGCGATCCCCTTGACCCGTACGCGGACGTAGTCGGAATCTTCGCCGTAGTCCTGAATCCACTCTTCGATGAGTGCTTTGTTGGTGAACCTCGATTGCCGGGAGTCGATGCAGCGGACGTTCCATCGATCGCGCATCTTGCCGAAGCAGATCTCGTAGAAGCGGCCGCTCTTTTTCGCCGGCTGCCCCCACGCAAAGAACATCGGCTCCCCATCGGTGCATCCCCCCTGCGCGACGTCCCAGATCTCGTCGGGGATATGGGACGCCTCGTCGAACATGTACCAGGAGGTCGAAGTCCTCGCGTGCTGGCCGGCGAATGACTGGGCGTTTTCGGCTTTGCACGTCTGGGCGACGACCTTCCAATCCTCTGGCGATGCCTTGGCGAAGATGCCCTTGCTGCGGATGTGGAACCAGTGCCCGGTGATCGATAGGCGCGTCCAACGCTGGATCGCGGCCCACGTTCGGCTTTCGAGTTGCGGATAGGTGTTGGCGGTCACCGTGCCGATCGAGTACGGCCTGGTCGAAAGGATCCAGTTGGTGAGCCAGGCCCCCAGGACGGACTTTCCGGTCCCGTGTCCGGAACTCACCGCCATCTGGACCGGCATCACCGGATTCGACCCGTCGAACTGCCGGCGCCGCACTTCGTTTCCCACGTCGGCCAGGAACGTCGCCTGGTTGATATCGGGGCCGGGCTCGCCTGAGAGCTCGCCCGGTTCCCGCCAGGGATAGGCGAACCTGACGAACCCGAGCGGGTCATCGTAGAATTGCATCACCTCGTCCGCTAGCGCGAGGTCAGGCGTTGCTGGCGACGTCATTCTTTTGCATCTCGATCAAGCGTTTCCGGGCGCTCTGCAAACGGTCAATGATCTCGATCGATCCGGTAAGTTCGGCGGTAACGTGTTCGCGGTAGAGCGCCGGCCGGAACCGTTTCAACAGCGCAACCATGAGCGTGTCGCTGTAGGTGTACTCGTAGAGGATCCGCCGGCCGGTCTTCACCGGGGCGCCCTTGTAGAGAACCGGCCGCTTGACGCCGTTGACGGCCCGGCGTATGGCCTCGTCTTCGACGGTCTGCGCCGCTTCCTCCTGCGTGTCGTCCCAGGCGCGGCGGTACTCCTCCTGCTCCAGCCATCGATAATGTTGGCTCCGCATGACCCGGGCCGCGGCGGCCGCGGCCGATACGGACGCCGTTGCCGCATATGCCGCAAGGAAGGCCCGCTGCTTTAAAAATGTTTCGGTTTTCTTGGGATCCTTACGCTGCTTCATCTGCGGCAATGCGACGGAAGGTCCAGACGCCGCGAGGATTGCAGTCGGTTTCGGCGTCGTGCGAATAATGCTCGCCCGATCGCGGCCGCGCCAGGCGCAGGAATTCTTCGCTGCGGCCTAACGCGATCAACGACCGGATGCGGCCGCGCGGACCAACGGGACGAACGAGCCCGCTATCGACCAGACGCGGAACGATCGATATCGGGGCGTCCCATATTAATTCGCGGCCCGGCCCGTAAACGGGAAGGGAATTGTTGCGTGGCACAGCTTCACTGAAGAGGTTGACGGGAGTTTATTGTTTAACGTCGCATCCGAAAATCGACGCGGGCCGATCCCATAACGGCGACTGGACTAATGTCGATAGCTTATAATCGGGACGCTATGACCGTCAAGGAGTTGGCCGAGATTCTCGACGAACAGGACGCCGATCTGGAAGTTCTCGTCCGTCCGCGGATCCCGGGCGCCGACTTGCCGTGCGCCGAATTCCGGATCGCTTTCGTCACGCGGACGATCGAGCGGGACACCGCCGAGCCGGTGATTGTCATTGAGGCCGATCAGGAAGGTTAGACGAATCCGCGCTGCGGCGCTAGGGCTTCGTCCGCATTGAGCACTCGCCGGGCTTCGTTGATTCCTACCTTTAATCGCTTCAGGCCAGGAAAGCACCACAAGCTGTAATAATTCGAGGGATCCATGAGTCGCGACTCTGCCGGGTACAATTCGAAGGCTTCGCACTCCGGACCGGCAATCTGATTTTTGATGCCCTGGAAATCTCGCCAATCATGGCGTGCCGTGCCGTCATGGCTGTTGATGCCGATTTGGATCATTCCGCCATCAGTGCCGAATACCGGGTCCTTCGACCATCGGCGGACGGTCACGTCGTAGACGTCGTTTTGCCAGATTTCCGGATGCTCCTTGTCGTCCGGCGTCCCGGCCTTGAACATGTCCAGCGTGCGATGCTGGCCGCTTACCGGTTCCGCCGCGGCTTCCGGGTGAGCTGCCCGCCAGGCTGCGACTAGTTTCTGCCGCTCCGCGAGCATATCGTGGGCTGAATGGTCACTCTGCCGGCGGCGGATCTCCTGCAGCATCGCGTTAGAGATTTGCTCGTTGGTCACAGTTCCATCACCAGTAGCGGCCGCGCCTGGTCCTTGCGGATCTGACGGGTCGCCCGCGCCGCGGCGCTCCAGTGCTCGTAATCGTGACGGCGGTGACAGAGCCGGCAGAGCGCCGCGAGATTCGCATCGTCGTCATGCGTGTTGTCGCCGTCCAGATGCGCGATATCGAGACGCTTGCAACCCGAACAATGCCGGCAACGATTGCCGTCCCGATCGAGAATTTTGGGCCTGATTTCGTGGCGCCACTTGTAACTGTAGGGTTTCATCCGGTATTCTCAAACTGAAACGGCGGCGAGCTCATGACTCGCCGCCGCCGAAATTGACCTGTACGAAATGGTCGAAATCAAAGAAACGGCCGAAATGGAGTCGCTGAAACACCACCAAGGACATTCCAATGAAACGAACACAATCAGAGTACATCAATAAAGATCTCGCCGCAAGTCGTTCTGGCTTAAGCGTTCGGCGGCTCCTGGAGCTCGCCGCCCGCGGAACCATCCGAAAGCGCCACGTTCGCGATCCGAAGTCGAAACGCCAGATCGCCGTATTCGATGCGCGTGACATCGCCATGATCAAAGCCGGCGGATCGCCGGCGATTATCGACGGGCAGAAAAGACTGACGGCTGCAACCGGATTTATACCCTTGCGGTCGGTTGCGGCATTGCCGCAACCGAGTCCCGCATCGGAGATTCACCCTACTCCGGAGCCGCGCCCCTGGATGACCGCGGCCGAGGCCGCGGACTATTCCGGGCTGCCGGCGTCGTTCCTGGTCCGGTTTATCGAAGCCGGCAAGCTGCCGGCGCTCGACGTCGGCGTCCGTCCCGGCGGACGCTGGCGCATCTCGAAACGCGACCTCGACGCGATTGCGGGAAAACACCACAAAGCGATCAGTACGGGCAAATGAGACATTTCTCTCTTTGTTCGTCGCTCCGCATCACGGTTGATCGTGAATTCCGGTTGCGGTGTGACATTTCAAAGAATATCGTAGACTCCGTACGCCCCCAGTCTGAGCTAGCGCACGGCAGTGATAGGGCTGACTGGAGTGTTTCCGTGGGGACGCATATCGGGGCGACAACTATGCGTCATCACGTCGATTCTCTTTCGATAGCGTCTACAGGCCGCGAGGCGATTAACGAAAAACAGGGTGGATTGGGTTCCCGGGACGTGGCAATTCTTGGGGCCTTATGCTCTCCCCTGAAGAGATTTTGGTCCTCGAGTCGCTGCTCGAGCGTGCTCGCCAGGCTGCTTCCCGTGATGCGCCTGCTGGCGGCGATATTCGGGTGGGTGACGTCGTCCAACTTCGGCCCGGCGCCGATCCGCACTGGGAGACGTCGCTTCTCCTGGTGGGGAAGGTTCGCGAGGACGGCGGAATCGCGGGGAGCATTCTGCGGCCCCACCGCGGCGGATGGAAAGACGCTTGGTACGTCTATCGCCCGCCGGAAGTCTGCCTCATCGGACACGCGCCCTTCGCCGAATCTTCGCTCCGGGTGCGGGGCGCCGGATACTGGCCCGTCTGCCCGAGTTGTCATAATCTCGAGCGCAAGCCGGTGTGTAGGGAAATGCGGCAACCAAAAAAGGGAGTCCTTTGACCGTGGGGATTTCCCCTCTATTCGTTATCGGAAGCGCAATCCGAGAGTTCGGATGGCCCCCGATAACGAACATTACGCCGCGCTTTGCAGATCACCCTAGGGCCTTTGCGCCCGCGTTGCTCCAATCCGCCAAGATTCACAGCAACAGAGGCGAGTGCCCCCCACGTAACGGAGATTTTGGGTTATCTACACCGCTAAAGCCATTGTGCGGTAATTCCCTCCTCCGTTGCAATTCCCCAATCAGAATTTTTTTGTGAAGAATTCCCCAGGCGGGCATGGGATTTGGACGAATGGGAACACGGAAAACATCAATTCAATCCTCCGAAACCGAGGACAGTAGATCTCTAGGACAAATCTTTCACGGGAGATTCTATGACGCCGGCTCCGGAAAACATGTCCCGTGGATGATTCGCTGCAATTACTGCGGCTCCGAGACTTTTGGAGAGTGCCTGCAGGAAGCGATCGACGAATTTGGCACTCACATGTTCTTCGGCATTGATACAAGCCAGGAACATTACGAATATGCCGCTGGAAAACGGCGACGAGCGATCCCGATGGCTGATGGCGGTGTCCAATGACTGCCAATGGAAAGCCGTTCCGGATCACAGGTGCAGACGGCGAGTCGATCGATATCCCGCCACGAGAGTTTTACTTCAACACCAAGGCCCGCGCCCGCCGGATGATGCAGAATTCCCTGTCGAGCGATGCGCGGCGCGTCTATGCTTGCCTCGAGCTCGCCACTATGGGCTTCCAACAAGAGCTTGCCGTCATCATGGAAGGCGGCAAACAAAGGCCCCTGACACCTGGCGACATCGGCAAACAGACCGGATTGACCAAACAGAACGTGCGCCGCGGCGTGGTGGAATTGGAGGATGCCGGCCTGGCGCAGAGAATATCTTCTGACGATGGGGCTTTGCGTAACGGCCATGTTCAGATATACTCATGGGCGGTCCCCCGGACCCCTGGGCGAACAAAAAGCGAAGTAGTCGAGCGCGACTACTTTCCCCCCTGGTTTCCGGATTCCTGGATACCTCTCAAACCTCTTATTCGTAGATTTAAATACAAACTACCTTTCGATGAAGTAGTCGTACGCGACTACTTCGAAGAGGTTGAAGTAGCCGCGCGTGACTACCAAAGAGCCGAGGAAGTAGTCACACGCGTTCTCGAAAGGGTCTGCGCGGCGGGCAAAAGTGCGGACCGTATCCTTATTGATGAAATAACTGAAAGAACAGAAGAACCGTCGTCGTCGTGTCCTGTTCAGGATGGTTCCCCTGCGACGACGACGATTCCCCCGGTTCCGGAGCCGGATCCCCTTCCCCCGATCGCCGCAGTAGAACCGGACCCGCCAAAAACCCTTTCTGTTGAAGAAACAACGAAGAACCGCGATATCGAAATGATCGCGGGACAATTGGGCGTGGACGATGACGCCGCAAAACAGTTACTACGCGATACGCGGAACAGCCGGCGGGATGTGACCGCGCAAGAGATCGTGAGGGCCGCGTTTTGGAAGGTCAAACAATTGACGGGCAACGGAAAAAACGCCCAGATCCGCAACATGATCGGGCTATTGATCCGTGCCGTTCCGAAAATGGCCGCAAGTGCCCAATGGCTCGATATACGTGAGGAACTTCGGCGCGAGGGAGTCGCGCAACTGAGGGAGTAAACGCCAAATGATTGATTGCCCTGCTTGCGCAAATAAGCGTCTCCACGGGCCTGACGAGTGGCAACACCACCCGTACGCCCACCACGGATTCAACGGCACCGTATGGACGCATCCTGACCTTGCACCGCACGATGCGGCGCCGGCTGGAGGGGAAGCATGTCCGGAGAACCCTTCGATCACAGTTACTGGGGACCAGGCGGAATAGACATCTCGCGGTGGGGCCGCGGCGAGGTGTGCCGCGGATGCCGATACCGTGACGCTGGCCCGGCCACCGATGGCGCCAAGAACCAACGACGGTCATTCAGCGCCGGCCGCAAGGCCCGCGGGTTATCCTCAAGTGACTTCGAAAAAAGTGTAGTAATGGAACATGCTGCGCCGGCGAAATAGCGATTACGAGCCGCCGCGGGAATACCGCCGCACCATGCGGCGCTATCGTGCGTTTGTGCTCGCTACCCTGCTCGCGCTCGCCTGGATCCTGTACCGGGTCACTTCCGGTCTGATACAACTGGTCAGACATGGGTAAGCGCGGAAGACCGCGAAAGACGCCGATTACCGAAACGGCAGAGCCGCCGGCGCCCGAAATCAAACGCAAGCGCGGACGGCCGCGGAAGATACCGGTCTCCGTGACCGCCGGCCCGATTGCCGAACAGGCCACCGCGGCGCCGCCCGTTCCGCCCGTCATCCGCGAGGAAGTGTACGAGGGAACCCGTGGGCACGTCCGGATGTACATTCGGGAGGGTGAGAAGCCGGAACCGCCGGCAGAGCCGCCCAAGGCCCCGAAAACGTCAATCCAGGCCGATTACACGCCGTCGGTCGAGATCACCGTCACCAGTGACGCCGAACAGCGGCGCCTGATCGACGAGTACGGCGAGCTCGACAGGCGTATGCAGCTTCGCCAGATGGACTATGCGCGATACGAATCCCTCAAGCGTGCGATCAAGTCCTGGTTCGACCAGGCGCCGGCCGATGCGGACGGGACAGTCGAAGGCGACGTTTACCTGCTGCACCTCTCGGCACGCGAGCGCGAGCGCAGAATTCGCAACATGCGGGACGTGATGGACCTGATCGGCATCGAAAAGCTGCTCGACCTGGCGGTTGTGCCGATCGGGAAGCTCGAGAACCTGCTAGGGGTGGCACACGTGGCGACGTTGACGATCGACGCCAGGACCGGAAGCCGGCGCATCAAGGCGATCGCGAAACGTGCGGTAGAGGCAGTATGAACGTTTTAACCTACGCCATGTATCGCGCCGCGCGGTGTCTGATGACGGAAGCCGAGGTTTACGAGAATGAGGTTCTCGCCCGTGACGCGGACGCCGGCAATCCGGAAGCGGCATCGGTCCTGAGATCGCGCGTCGTCGAGATTCTTCGGGACGGGAAACGCCGCGATCAGGCCCACGCCGCGGCGGCAGACTAAAAAAGGCCCACCGTTTCCGGTGGGCCTCATACTTCAAGCGAACAGGATTAGAACAGTGGAGCGAGCGGCCGGATCGGCGCCAGTGGAGCGAGCGGACGAATCGGCGCAAGACGCGGCAACGGTGTAAATTCCGGCACTCGCGGAGCGACGATCACCGGCGCCTGCGTAGCGAACGGGTTGTTGGCGCTGTAAGGCGAGAACGGGCTCCCGTAGATCCCGAACTGGTTGTTGATTGAGTACGGACTGAACTGGCTACCGTACACGCCGAACTGGTTGCTGGTGGAATCGGGGGCGAAGGGGTTCGCGCTGAGTTGCCCCAGGTACTGGCTATATCCGCCGTTGCTGTACCCGTAGAGCGATTGCGCGGAGCCGGCGACCGCAAGGATCGCAAGCAACGCGAATAGAGTGAGTAGACGTTTCATCGTTTGTTTTTGCTTTCTGGTCAGTCTTCATCAGTCCGCGGCGACCAACCCGCGGAGACGCGCCAGGCCGGCGCGTTTCGACCGTTAGCGGAGAATCCAGGCGAGCAAACCGGCGAGCGTCACGTTGAGAGCCGCCGAGATCCAGAACCGGCGGCGCCACCTCACCATCTCGCGGTAGGGGGTATAACAGAGCGGCATCATACAGTTCCGCCGAACTCAGTCTCGCAGGCCTTTTGATACGGGCAATACGAACATAACGTCGATGCGCGGTTCGGCAGAAACAGTCCGTTTGCGATCCCTTCGGCAACGAGCGGATACATCCGTTCGACCAGCTTCCGGCCCTGTTCGCCTGGCGTGTGCGTGATCTGGATCAGTTGCGGGTCCTTGGTCGATACCAGCGAATCGATGCGCGTCTCTCCGCTCGCGTAATCGCCAACGAGAGCCGAATACGTCGCCAACTGGAAGGCGTGATCGCCGGAAATCTTCGACGGCTTGCGCGAGGACGTCTTCACGTCGATGATGCACCCGTTCAGGTCGAGGATATCGACGATGCCGCGGACCTTGACGCCGGCGATCTCGCCCGCAACCGGAACCTCCACCGCGGCCGGCTGGATATGGGGAGCGGCTTCGCGGAAGTACTTGGCGGCGAGTTGGGAACCCGATGCCTTCAGCCCGTCAATGTCTTCGTGGGCGGCGAACTCGATACCTTCCGTCGATTCGTCCCAGATCTCGTCCCAGTATTCGGTGATTGCCTCGCCCTCGAGATCGAGCCCGGCGATCTTCGCCCGCATGTAGTGTTCGATCGCCTTGTGGACGGCCCGTCCGCGGGCGGCGCCGCCGCCGGCGGGATCGGGCATCCCCATCACGTACTTGAAATAATACTTTGCGCTGCAACCGAGGAAGGTCGAGGCCTGCGAGGGGGAGAGAATCTCCCCCGGCATCGTGGCGGCGTTAGGCTGCATTGGAGTTGCTCCCGTTCTGCTTCGACAGATTGATAAAGGCCGTCGTCATCAAGGCCCGAACGTCGTCTGTCCGCACGGTGTTGCCGTGCTTCGCAGCGTAGCTCACGAGCTCCGCGTAGACGTCAACGAGGTGCTTCGTCTGCGCCGCCAGGTGCTGCGCCCACTTGGGCTGTTCGACGGGCGCCGCGGCCGCGGCCCGTTGAGCCTGCTTGCGTGCCTCAACCATCGCGAGAGAGGCGGCGAGTTGCTGCTCGAGCTCGCTGGGCGGCTGCGGCGTCGAGACGGCGAACGTCCCGTCTCCGCGCTCGCCAACGGCGAAACCAACCTTGGAGACGGTCCACTGGATGCCCTTGCGGCCGTTTCCCTTGTTGACTTCGGCCTTGGTGATCTCGATCGGTTCGCCGGGTTTGACGTTCAGTTTGCGGAACTGATCCATGAGCATCCCGCCCACGGTTTCGGAGACGTAGAACGCGCCTTCCTCCGCGGAGAACATGTGCTGCATCCCGCCGAACTGCGACTCGACGGACTTGCCCTCGAGCGACCGCATCTGAAGCGGGATCGCGATGTTGGTCTGAAAACGTAGTGTCGCCATGATTATTGCTCCTTGTACATTCCGTCCGCTTGCAGATAAAGCTTGTGTTCTACCCAAACGCCGTTTTCAAAGCGTTCGACTACGACGATTTGCGGTTGTTCCGGCTTCGCGGGCCGTTCAGTTGCGGCCTGATGAAAGCTCTGTGAGCCAAATTCGCGTGCGTTCATGTTATTGCTCCTTGTACCGTGCAAGTTTCTCTTTCGCTTCCGCCACCAGTTCAAGCTGCCGGTAATCCGGCAGATTGCGGAGCGACGTCCCGCTGTAGTATTCGATCGCGAGCGTGTTGGCGAACATAAGGACGCCAACCGGCTCTCTGGTGATTCTGGGATCCAGCATGTTATGCGGCCCTCCGGGTCTTGCGGCGGCGAGTGGTGATCGGCTCGCCTTCCTCGTCGAGACGTGCGCCGCAATCCTTGCACGTCCAGACTTCGTAATAGGACACGTATTCGTCGCACACGTCATCGAACAGTTCGTAGGAGACGTGATCGTGCGAGCAGCATTCCTGTTCGCACTCTTCGGAGCAATAGCGTCCGCTCGCGCCGCGGCGTTCGCAGTCCTCGCAGATGTGCGCCTGGCAATTATCGCAATCGGTGTGAACGTTGGTGACGTGAGAACAGTTGGGGCACTCGCGGGTGTGACCTTCGTAATTGAGATGCATTAGAGCACCTCCGCGGGAACGAAGACCGGCTGAACGAGATAGCCGTTCAGGTCGCGGATCGG